CACCAACACTTTGTTTTGGTACTCGACGAAGACGGCGGCGCGCAGCCCGCGCTTATCGCAATGAAATCCACGCAGCTTAAAAAGTCGCGCAAGTGGAATTCTATGATCCAAGGGCGCACCCTGATGGGCAAGAACGGCCCGTTCCAAGCGCCACGCTTTAGCCATGTTTACGTCCTGCGCTCAGTCAGTGAAGAAAACAGCAAAGGCAGCTGGCACGGCTGGGACATGGGGCTTGAAGGCGTCGTAGAAGACTATGCTATCTACGGGCAGGGCAAAGCTTTTGCTGCAAGCATTGGCAGTGGCGATGTGCAAGTGAAGCATTCCCAAGATGGAGATGACCCTAAATCGGATGAAATTCCGTTTTAAGTCAATCGGGGCCGCGTATGGTGCGCGGCCCTTTTCTATCTAGGGGACGGGTATGTCAGATGCACAAAAGTTTGCGGATATCTTCGCCGGGCTAGAACAAGCCTACGGCACATATAAAATAGATAAAACACAGGCAAACGGTAAAAATACAGGTAAAGCAACAGTCGTCCGCGAACCACGGACCACGAAGCATTGGGAGGGGCACCTTTCAGGAAAAGGGGCCAGTATCGGAATTATTCCGATTAACGAAGACAACAAGGTTAAATGGGGCTGTATCGACGTAGATACCTACCCGCTCGACCACAAGCTTTTGATATCGCAAATCCGAAAGCTCAAGCTGCCCTTAATCGTATGTCGATCAAAGTCTGGCGGCGCGCATATGTTCTTGTTTGTGGACGATTGGATCACGGCCAAAGAGATGCAGGAAGTCTTGGGGCACATTGCCTCGGTGCTTGGGCATGGCGGCTGCGAAATCTTTCCTAAACAGATAAAGCTGTTCTTGGACCGCGGCGACGTAGGCAACTTCTTAAACATGCCCTATTACAACGCAGAGGACGGCCTACGCTACGGGTTTCACGATGACGGGAGTGCAGCTACCCTAGAAGAGTTTTTTGCGCTGTACGCGCAGTATGTGCAAACCCCGGAGCAAGTGCAGGCACTAAAGATAGAAGATACCGGGGATGCGGTTATTCCCAACGGCCCGCCGTGCCTTCAGATCCTTGCCAAACAAAAGATTAGCGAAGGCGGCCGTAACAACGGCCTGTTTAATCTGGGCGTCTATTTGCGAAAAGCTTACCCCGATAGCTGGGAAGCCGAAATTCTGTCCTATAATGCGCAGTATTTAGATCCGCCGTTGCCCCTTAACGAAGTCAACATTGTGGCCAAGCAGCTACAGAAAAAAGAATACGCATATAAGTGCAAGGACGCGCCCATACAAAGCTACTGTAACTCGGAGCTATGCCGCACGCGTAAGTATGGCGTGGGAGCGGCTGTAACAGGGGCTACAGTAGCGAACTTGCGTAAGTATAACTCTTTGCCCCCGGTTTGGTTTATGGACGTCAACGGAGAGCCTTTGGAGCTAGACACCGAGGCGCTAATGAACCAGACGGCCTTCCAACGCTCTTGTGTCGAGCAATTAAACCACCTTCCACGGACCGCAAAGAAAGAGCAGTGGGAAGCCCGGATCAATCAATTGCTAACAGACATGACTGAAACGGAGGGCGCCATTGTGGAAGTGTCGGAAGACGCGTCCATTGACGGGCAGTTTTATGATTATCTGGAAGAATTCTGTACGACGCTGCAAAAGGCCAATACGCGCGAAGAAATACTGCTGCGCCGGCCTTATACAGACGAAGAAGAGGGGCGCATTTACTTCAGGCTCAAAGACTTTGAAGCGCATCTGCGCAAGAACAAATTCTTTGAATACAAAAGCCATAAGATTGCGCAGCGGCTCCGGGATAGAAACGGAGAAAGCACCGTTATGAAAATTAAAGGCAAAGCCGTGCGCCTGTGGGTTATTCCGGCCTACGATATTGTGAGTGTGGATATTGATACCCCGGACTTTGGGCAGAATATGGAGGCACCCTTTTAATGCCGACAGAGCGAATAGAAAAAATCTATGCCATGCGGCAGGAGCTTAACGAAAAGGGCAAGCCTAAATACTCGTATGACAAGATAGGTAAAGAGTTTGGCATTACCCGGGAGCGCGTGCGCCAGCTGTTAGCTAAGCGCGACAGGTTAAAAAAATGGTACGCCGAGGCCAAAAAAGTCGCGCCGTACTTTGACTTCAGCAATATTACTCGGATGGATCAATTTATACCGCCGTTGGTATCTATCCGCACAACACATGCAATTCGTAACGGCGTGCCTCCGGGGTTAAGCGTGCAAGAGTTTATTGATCTTGTAGATCCCGCGGAACTTTTGGCTATCCCCAACTGCGGGGTGGTCACTGTAAAAGAGTTATTTGGAGCAATTAAGGAGGCTGGTTACGATGTATCGAATATTCGGACCCCCCGGTACGGGAAAAACTACAACACTGTTAAATATGGTGGAGGAAGCCCTCTCCAATGGTACGTCTCCAAATACAATTGCATTCCTAGCCTTCACACGAAAAGCAGCAAATGAGGCCAAGGAACGCGCCGCCGTTCGGTTTAACCTAGATCCAGAAAACGATCTGCCGTACTTTCGCACGCTGCATTCTCTTGCCTATCGTATGCTGGGCCTTAAAGACAGCCAGCTTATGCAGCCCGAGCATTATGACGAATTGTCCTACAAAATAGGCATGGCGCTAAGCGTGACTAAAATATCTGATGATGACGACAGTATAATGGTTTCGTCGGATCACCCGATCCTGCAACTCATAAACCTCTCTCGGCTCAAGAAAAGCAAGCTTATTGAAGAATACGACCGCAGCCAATTAAACGAAACATGGGCCGAGGTAGACTATGTTAATCGCTCCTACACTGCATATAAAGAAGTGCAGGGGCTTGTAGACTACACAGATATGCTAATCTCTTTTGCAGAGAAAGCCGTCTTTCACTGCCCACGGTTCAAGCTTTGCTTCATGGACGAAGCGCAAGACTTGTCCCCCGTGCAGTGGGACATTGCCCACGCGTTAGACGACTTGTCCGACCGCATGTATTGCGCGGGAGATGATGACCAAGCCATTTACCGTTGGGCCGGTGCGGATGTTGACCACTTCATTAACCTAGAGGGCGGCTCAGACGTATTAGAGCAATCCTATCGGATCCCCGCAGAAGTCCATGCCGTGGCCGAGCAAGTGGCCTCCCGAATAATCCGACGCTTTCCAAAGAAGTATCTGCCCCGTAAAGAACGCGGTAAAGTAGAACGGATCTATAGCGTCGGGGACATGGATATGTCTGAAGGCGATTGGCTGGTTATGGCGCAGGCAAACTATATGTTGTCCCCTGTAGCCGAAACCTTAAAGTACAACGGATATTTGTTTGAGCGCAACGGCCATCGGTCCATATCAGAAAAGGTAAGTAGCTCCGTCAACGGATGGGAGCAAATGCGCCGGGGTAAAAGTATTGATTGCAAAACAGCGCAGAATATTTACGATTATATGTCCGGAAACGGAAAGCACATAAAGCGCGGCTTTAAGCGATTTAAATCGCACGATGAAGACAAGTTTTTTACGTTAGCCGATTTACAGGAACACCATGGTCTTTTGGTACAAGACGATATGGTGTGGCACGAGGCCATGGATAAAATGCCCGATCTTGACCGGGTGTATATCACGGCCCTATTGCGGAGCGGCGAGAAGTTTAACGCCGTGCCCCGCATTAAACTGTCCACGATCCACGGCGCCAAAGGTGGCGAAGCGGATAACGTGGTTATTTTTACCGATCTAACGTCGGCTGCCTTGAGAGAGATGGGCGACGATATGCACCGCGTGTTTTATGTGGGGGTCACAAGAACGCGGAAAAATCTCTACATAGTGGACCCCCAAGACGTAACACGAAGCTATCAACTATAGAGGCAGATATGAAAAGAGACGAAATTTTGGACAAAGCAAAAGAGCTTATTAACGGCCCACGGGCAAAAGATTATGGGGACGCTTTTGCCAATCATCAACGCATAGCGGATGGATGGAACATAATTCTCAAGTCTGTGGGGGAAGTAACCCCCGCGCATGTGGCGCTAATGATGGATTGGGTAAAAACCAGTCGCCTGTTAGAAACGATAGACCACATGGATTCGTGGATCGACAAGGCGGGGTACACCGGGTTGGGGGCGGAGTTTGCCTCCGAGCAGAATACCAAAGCCCAAGAACCGCTAAACCTCTTCAAAGGCAACGGCCGTATAAACGAGCCTGTTGAGAAAATTATGGCAGAAGTGCAGGAGAAACATCCCGACGTTACCCTGCCCACATTCAAAAGCAGTCAAACGTAATGCAAACAAAAATGCAAATGCCAATGTTCCCGCCCAAAACGGAATGGGTGCCCCCGAGCGAACTGCCGGACTTAACTGATGCAACGGAGCTTTGCATCGACCTTGAAACCAAAGACCCCAACCTGAAAAACAAAGGGCCCGGCTGGCCCACGAAGGACGGGGAAATCATTGGCTTTGCTGTTGCGACAAGCGGTTGGTCCGGGTACATCCCGGTCCGCCATTGGGGCGGCGGCAACCTAGATGAAAAAATAGTACGGCGCTGGTTACAAAAACAATTGAACTCGCCCGGCGATAAAATAATGCACAACGCCCAGTATGATTTGGGTTGGTTGCGCGCAGATGGCTACAACGTCAACGGCCGTATTATTGACACCATGGTTACGGCAAACTTGCTGGACGAAAACCGCTTTAGTTATGCGCTCAATGCGCTGGGATACGATTATCTGGGCAAAACCAAGGCGGAGAAGGGGCTGAAAGAAGCCGCGCGGGAGTTTGGCGTAGATCCCAAAAGCGAAATGTGGAAGCTGCCGGCAATGTATGTCGGAGGGTATGCCGAGGGCGACGCAACACTGACCTTGGAACTCTGGAACCACTTTAAGACAGAGATAAACCGCGAGGATCTTTGGTCTATTTGGGAGCTAGAAAACAGCTTACTCCCATGCCTTGTGGACATGACCCTAAAGGGCGTGCGCGTAAACCTAGATTTAGCGGAAAGATCCAAACAAACCGTTTTGAAAAGAGAAAAGGGTCTGTTAAAAAAGATTAAAGATATTGTAGGAAAGGATGTAGAAATATGGGCAGCACAATCAATAGCTCAAGCCTTTGATAAAACCGGTCTGGAATATCCGCGCACAGAAAAAGGCGCTCCCTCGTTTACTAAACAATTTCTCTCAGAACATCCGCACGAATTGGCGCAATCAATTGTGCAAGCGCGGGCGTATAACAAAATAAACGGCACCTTCATTGACGGCTTGCTGCGCTACGTGGGACCAGATGGGCGGATCCACGGGCACATAAACCAAATCCGATCAGAAGATGGCGGTACAGTCAGCGGCCGCGTGTCCATGTCTAACCCCAACCTTCAACAAATCCCGGCCCGCGACCCGGAGCTAGGCCCAATGATCCGCAGCCTATTCTTGCCAGAAGAAGGCGAGCAATGGGCGTCCATTGACTTTTCGCAACAAGAACCACGCATCGCGGTCCATTATGCAGATGCCTACGGTAAAAGCACCCGGTCCAAACTAGCCGGCGTGGCCGAGATGGTAGACGCCTACACCAACGATCCCAACACCGATTTTCATACCATGGTGGCTGAAATGACCGGGCTTAAACGTAAAGCCGCTAAATCTGTCGGCCTCGGCATTATTTACGGCATGGGCGTTAATAAACTTTCCGGGGAATTAGACGTTTCAGTGGACGAAGCCCGCGCAATACTGAAACAATTCAACTCCACGTTGCCTTTTCTAAAGCAACTAAACTCAGGCGTGCAAAGAAGGCTAGAAGACCCCCGGTCAAGCGGCTCTGTGCGCTCGCTGCACGGCAGAAAGTGCCGCTTTAACCTTTGGGAGCCAGACACGTTTGATATGCACAAGGCTATGCCCTACAAAGAAGCCGTCGCGGCCCACGGGCCAACTACCCGGCTCAAGCGCGCCATGACATACAAGGCCCTCAACAGGCTTATTCAAGCCTCGGCCGCGGATATGACCAAGAAAGCATGGTTAGAAGTCTACAAAGCAGGGCACACCCCGCTTATTCAGGTGCATGACGAACTGGCATTTAGCGTGGACAGCTTAGATAAAGCCAAAGAAATTAGAGAAATAATGGAAAACTCCATTTCTCTTTGCATTCCAAACAAATGCGATATTGACATCGGCCCATCTTGGGGCGAAACTAAAGAGATATAGACTGCTTGACTCTATATGCCTGTGGCGGGGGCTTCCCTCATTGTTCTTTTTCTCCAAATAAAGCACTTGGAGCCCCGCACGCAACTACCCCCTTTCCCGGCTAGGATTCGCACTGCAACGGAAAGGGGGTTTTTTCTTGCTTATCGTTTGGTCATCTTATATATTCCCACATAACGAAGTGGGGGTTATCACCATGGATACCAAAAAATGGAAAAGCGTACTGGTTCCGCGCGAAACCTACGAGGAATTAGTCGCCGTTGCTTTTATAGAAGGCCGCACCATTGGCGGCCAGCTGCGCATGATGTTTGATTTCTGGAAGAATGGAAACCTTTCAGAAAACGATATGCGCGTGCTAAAATCTCAAGTCCGCAAAAACAGACAAGCCAGAAAAGAAGAAGCCGAAAAAATTCTGGAAGAAGCCGTTAAAAAAGAAACGGAAGAAGCTTTCCGTGTCGCCGGCATAGAAACCCTGCGCCCCAGATGACCGCTTTACTCTTTGGGCAAATGTCCGACCCCAATATTGCCGCGCTGCGCAGCCACTTTGATCTGTTCGTAGACCAATCCCAAAACCTACATTGGGACATAACTACCGACACCCTAACAGTGGACGGCCATGAAATTAATTTTAATGCAAGCTTCGGGCGCGCAAACGTCTTCGCAGAAAACAATTGGACAATGTATGCCAACGCATATCTGATATCAAACTACGTTCGCGCGCACCCAAACATAAAACAATACAATCCTAATTACGAGCAAGAAACACCCTATAAATTAAAAAACCTTGTCCTAGCCAAACAATGCGGACTACATGTCCCCGATACAGAAGCCGGAATAGAAACAGGACGGCCAGATACCATAATAAAACCCATTACCGGTGGAGCGCACGCCGCCCACGGCTCACGGGCCGATTACCCCGTCATTCTACAACAGCGCATAGACGGCCTTAATAAGCGCCTCTTTGTTATTGGAGACGATATCTTTGTCTTCGGGCTGGCGTCCACGCATCTCGACTACCGGGACGACCCTAACCCATCCCTCTTTGTTTCTGAAATAGATCATGCTATAGTTCCGCAAGTGCGTAAACTTATGGGCAAGATAAATCTTACGTTTGGCGCCGCCGACTTTATAGATGATGGCAACAAAACGTGGTTTTTAGAGATTAATTCCAGCCCCATGTTTGCGGCGTTTAATAACGTGGTTGCGGGCAAATTAGCAGAAAGCTTGCGCGCTAACCTTAAATAAGGGTGCGGTATGGCAGTCACATATAATGACAGTGGGCAGGGCAACACTATCGGCTCTAATGATCGTGGTGTATTATATACCAACTACACCCCCGATGGGCCTCAAATCCAGTTTATGGACCACGCGGGTAATTTAGTTAATACTTTTGCGGACGAAACTTCCGCTCGTAATTTCTTAGACAGTGAATTAACTTTCGATGCTTATAATCAACAAGCCTCGCCAAATTACATGGAAAATTTAAGCGTCGGGCAACCGCCTCCCGGGATGGCCACAACCATGACGATGGGCGGGGGAAATGCCGGAGGGATCGTCCCCGCGGGCGTAACGCAAGGACAACTAGGGCAGGCAAACCCCCTTACCGCCCAACCCCTACCAGACGGAGGAAATTTTATGTTACCACAACCCTTACCCGGCGCCGGAGTAGCCAACACGCGGGCCATAGGCGAAGACAATTCTATGTTGCAGCCAAATAACCCTAATGCCTTTACCCGAGCCATAGGAGAAGATGGAAACTTTGGACCAATCGGAACGGTCACAACCATGGCCGTAGGCGAAGAGGGCGATATGCCCGGTCCCCCCGGCGAAGGAATGGTCACAACCCAAGCGATTGGGGAAGACGCAAACTCCGGCCTACTCCCCCCTCAAATGGGCGGACTCACAACCCAAGCCATGGGCGAAGAAGAAGGCCAGCCCGGATTTCCCGGCCAACCAACACCTCCCGGATTATTCCCGCAGCCACAACCGCGGCCACCAATGCAACAGCCTATAGGTGGAAAAGGCGGTGGCGGCTTCCAACAACCCCCCGCGTACCAAAGACCGCCTAACCCCTTTATGGGAGGCGGATATGGCGGTTATGGAGGCGGGTTTGGCGGATTTGGCGGTGGATTTGGCGGAGGCTTCCAACCACAACCATACCAACAGCCTTACCAACCGCGGCCCGTGTACCAACCACAGCCATATGGCGGTGGATTTGG